CTCTCGATGGCGCAGACGACGAGATCGGATCTGCACCCGAAAGGTCGCCGGTAACCGTCTCCGAGAATCTTGCCGAAAGCATCGGGAAGGACGTCGACGGCTACAGGATGGCCGCAGACCTCGACAGGGGCAAGCCAGTACTTCAGTCGGTCGGGCGCAGGTGGCTCGAGATAGCTGGCAACCGTGCCATATTCTCGTACGGCGACTCCTTCGAGACGACGCTCGACGGCGTCATGAAGGATATGGGTGGCGACAAGGTCAAGTTCGTGTCCGAGCGCGGCCCGAACGAAACCGAGAAGTCCATCTACAAGAAGTACGGACTCGACGTGCAGAAGGTATACGCTCTGGACGCTGGCGGCAAGAAGGTCAACGTCTACGAGACCGACGACAACAAGGTCATTGCTAACCTGTCTCTCGTCGACAGAGGCAGCGGCGTCGGGTCGGTCGTCTACCAAGCCGTCGGGACGTGGGCGTACAACAGCGGCAAACAGTTCATCGGCGACCCTGTTGGACTCACCACTAGTGCTCTGTTCCGCCGCACCGTCGCCATGTTCTCCAACGCCCTACGCGTCGGGTCGACGTCTCACCTCGTTCTGCACCGCGACCAGTTTGCTGCCGGGCTAACGTGGGAGAAGGGTGACGACGAGTACAACATCGGGTCGATGGCGGCGTGGATTCGTGACACGCTCGCCATGTACGCTCCGCAGAAGTACGACCCTGAGTTCGACCAGAATAACCTGTACAACCACCTTGGCGGCTTCCGTCCGTCTGCTGCCGTCGACCAAGACACGCTCGGTGGCGGCGAGAAGACTAGGGCGCATGTATCAATCACCGACACGATCCTGAAGGACGCCGAGGTTTCTGCGGCAGACACGCCAACCGTTCTGTATTCGCTCGACGAGTCCACGTTCTACTCCGAGCTTCTGAAGAGGGTTCAGGAGACGCCGACGAAGGTGGCGCCTCCGTCCGGGTGGAAGTCGTTCCTCAACGGCCTAGTCAACAAGGGGCTGGCAAAGAAGGACGAGATCGAGTGGAGCGGCATCAACGAGTGGCTCGACATGCAGGGGCCCAAGGTCACGAAGGACGAAGTCATCGGGTACCTTGAGAACAACGGCGTCAGGGTCGGAGAGGTTATCAATACCGAAGAAGGCGGAACTGCCTACCACGAATACAGGGTTGGCCCGTTCAAGCGCTCAGGGAAGAACTACACCGAGCTTCTGCTTAAGCTTCCTCCACGGCGCCCAAAATACGGAAACAAAGAAATTAGCGCCGAAGACGAAGCAAAGTATCTTATTGCCAGCATGGCTGGTAAATACAGGCACCAGAACGACTTTGTCAACAACCCTCACTGGGACGACAGAAACGTTCTGGCGCACGTCAGGTTCGACACTCTGTTCGGTGGCGGACCATACGAACTCAAACGGATACTGCACGTATTCGAGGTGCAGTCAGACTGGGCGCAGCTTGGTCGCAAGCACGGGATGTCTGACGTCGACAAGATGGACTACAGCTTCGTCGACGAGGAGTTCAGGAAGGCGAGAGAAAGGTACGAGATCACAAAAGACTACCACAAGGACGACTTCAGCGACTGGTTCTACATATCAGGAAAGTGGAAGCGCATCCGTAACTCGATTGCTGGCAAGATTTCAAACGAAGATTTAGATCTGTTAGACAGGTTCTTCTCTGAAGAAGACGAAAGAGTCGTTAAGGCTGAAGACAAGGGCATGATAATTGATGCGCTGAATAGCGCATCGCGCGCGCAACATAACGCAGACATCTCGTTGGTGCCGACGTCGATACTTACGACTTACTACCTCCGCGACAAGGAGGCAGATATGACAGTCGCGCGCGGGAATAACATAAAAGACATTGAGGACGAGGTTGAAAGAATCGCCAACGACTCCTCCATTATACGCGCACATGAAGAATGGTTAGTCGGAAGCCTGCCTGCAGCCCCGTTCGTCTCGCGCAAGGTTGGCGACAAGTTCGTGTCTGATACAGAGTCGTGGGTTTCTCTTGCTCTAAAGAGGATCCTTGTCTACGCCGCCCGTAACGGGTACGACGTCGTCGGTATCTCAAACGGAAAGAGTGTGGCCGACATCTACAGCCTTGACAGACAAGTTAAATCAATAACCGTAGAAAAATGGCCGCGTAATGAAAGGTACGGGATTAAGGATGATCGATACTCTATTGCGTACGTGACAAATCAAGGGGATTTGCACGAAATTCCCAATCACTTTCTGCGCGACGGACTGGAAAACTACATCGGCAAGGAACTTGCCGAAATGGCGCTCGCAAGACTGGACGCTGGCGAAAATATTGTGAAGTTCGAGGGTGACGACCTGAAGATAGAGAACAAGGGTCTGGTCAGGTTCTACGACGAAGTCGTCCCGAACATTCTCCGCAGGGTGGTGAAGAAGTTCGGTGTTGGTGAGGTGAAGACAGGGAAGGTCGACCTTAACAAGGACTTCCACGGCGATACGCGGTTCTACGGCACGTACGTCGAGATCACTCCTGAGCTTAAGGAGAAGCTGTCCGGCGGCGCGCCACTCTTCTCTATCTCCGAGGGCAAGATCGACGTCGACCTCAACGGCCTCCGCGCAGCGATCAACGACCGCCTACGCGACGGCAAGAAGTTCGGGTGGTGGGACCGCACCGTCGGGACCGACTACCACAAGGCCACGAAGGACGCCGACTTCAAGCGCACGTTCGACCTGACGCAGAGGTTCCTAGACGACATCAGCGGAATCGCGTCACGCGTGGCTGACTACGCTCCACTCATCCTACCCAAGATGAAGCACTGGACCGACGCGTTCCGTGGAGCTAAGGACGACTTCACAGGGAAGAAGAAGCGCGACCTCGTGGCCGTATCCCACGCGATCTTCGCCGGGACTCTCGCTGGCGAGACTCCGATGGACGGGAAGGTCTGGACGGACAAAGAGTTGCGGGAGATGGGCCTGAACGACAGGCAGATCGATATGTACCGCCAGACGCGCAGGGCCATCGACGCCTCCCTCGACCAGCTTGCGACGAGCGAGATGGTTCGCATCACGTCCAACATGGGCATCGACGACGCCCGCGATGCTGTCAGGGAACTTCCTCCGCAGGCTGCCGCAGAGTGGCTGATCGGTGCTCTGGATTCGTCCGATGCAGTCTCTGACGACATCAAGGAGCAGGTCGCCAAGATTCTGCGAGAGAAGGCCTCCCGCGTCGAGATGATGAAGGCGAAGGGGTACGCGCCGCTGATGCGGTTCGGCGAGTATGCGCTCGAATTCGAAGTCGACGGCGAGTACAACTTCATGCTCTTCGAGAGCAACGCGGAGCGCATGCGCGTTGCGCGAGAGATGGCTGCCGCCGGGGCTACGAACATCCGCACCAGCATCATGTCGCGCCGTGGGTACGAACTGTTCCGCGGCCTCGACCTGAACTCGCTTGAGGTCTTCGGAGACATCGCAGACCTCGACTACGTCGACGAGAACGGCAACGTCGTCACGATGAAGCTTGCGGACGACGAACTGTTCCAAGCGTTCGTCAAGGCTGCGACGTCCAACAGGTCAACGCTCCGCAGGCTCCTCAAGCGGAAAGGAATCCCGGGTTACGACACGGACATCCAGCGCGTTCTGGCGAGCTTCATCACCAGCAACGCGCGGATGTCGTCCGCAAACTACAACATGAAAGACTTGGTCGAGTCTGCGGCTTCCATCGACAAGATGAAGGGCGACGTCCGCGACGAGGCGATCAAGCTCGTGAACTACGTCAGGAACCCGACGGAGGAGTCGTCGAAGATCAGGGGCCTCCTGTTTGCCAACTACCTCGGCGGCTCAGTGGCTTCTGCTGCGGTGAACCTGACGCAGGTTCCGATGATGTCGTATATCTACCTGTCGCAGTGGGGGTTCTCGCGCGCCGCCTCCGAACTCAGGGCTGCAGCGAAGGTTGCACTGTCGAAGAAGGAACCGGGCGGAGAGCTTGGTGAGGCTCTGAAGCAGGCCTCCGAAAAGGGGATCGTTGAGCCGCACGAGATCCACATGCTGTACGCGGAGGCGTCGAGAAACTTCGGTTCCGACATCAGGGTCCGCAGGTTCATGACGGTGTGGGGGTCGATGTTCTCAGCGGCTGAGGCGTTCAACAGGCGCACGACGTTCGTGGCTGCGTACAACATCGGGTCACAACTTGCGGACGACCAGCTTCGTGAGGCTGGAGTCGAGTCCGCCTACGACTTCGCCGTCAAGGCTGTACACGAGACGCAGGGCATCTACAACAAGGGCAACAGGCCCAACTGGGCGCGCGGCCCGATTGGCGCCCCGTTGTTCACGTTCAAGCAGTACTCGATCATGTACCTTGAGTTGCTGAGGAGGCTTCCGAGGCCGCAGCAGCTTGCGATGCTCGGGATGCTCGTCTTCATGTCTGGCCTCAGCGGCCTGCCGTTCGCTGACGATATTGACGACCTGATCGACACGATTGGCCAGTGGCTCGGGTACAACACCCACATGAAACTGTGGAAGCAGAAGGTTCTGACGGACATGCTCGGGAAGGATGTTGCTAGGTTCGTCCTATTCGGCGCATCCGCCATCCCGGGCGTGCCACTCGACGTTCAGGGCAGGCTGTCGATGGGGAACATGATCCCGGCGTCAGACATCCTGAAACTCAGCAACACGGACCGGCTGAAGTCTGCGATGGAAGTCGCTGGCGCCACCGGAGGCTTTGTACAACAGGTTCTCAGGGGAGTCAGCGCGGTTGGTTCCGGCGGAGTTTCGGAGGGTGTGAAGGAGTTTGCTCCTGTTGCCGTCAAGAACTTCCTGCAGGGCGTCGACATGCTGCAGACCGGCATGTACCGCGACTACCTTGGTAGGCAGGTCGTCAAGACTGACACTTACGATGCCATCGCCAAGATCATCGGGTTCCAGCCGTCGGTGGTTGCGGAGGAGTCCAGAAGGAGCCGCGCGGTTCAGGAGATGGTCACCCTCGTGCGGGAGCGCGAAAGCGAGATCGCCCACAAGTGGGCCGAGGGGATGTTCCTGCATGACAACGGCATGGTCCGGGAGGCGATGGACGAGCTGAGGTCGTGGAACGAAAGGAACCCCGACTTGAGGATCAGGATAACGCCTGAGCAGATCAGGAGGCGCGTCAAGGAAATGTCGCTCACGAGGGAGCAACGCGTCGCCAAGTCTGCGCCGAAGGAAATCAGGTCAACCGTCCGTCGGGAGCTTGGCCTGTGATGTGGTACATTGTCGGGCTTGCGGTATACTTGGTGGCCGCGTTGGCAACCCTTGCACTCTCTCCGAGGCGGTAGGTCATGACGACAGTGGTCGCCGACTTCAACGCCGGGATCATGGTGTCCGACTCTCAGGTCAGCGACGGCGACCAGAAGTGGTCGGCGCAGAAGATCGAGAGGGTCGGGAAGGCGATAGTCGGGTGCGCCGGAGACTGCGCCTCGATAGAGCGGTTCATGCGGTGGAGGCGCGCAGGGATGCGCGGCGGCAAACCGAAGCTTGGTGACGACTTCTGCGCCATAGAAATCAACGAGGATGGGTTGTGGCTCTGGGACAGGAAGCTTGAACGGTTCCCGCCCGGAAGGTCGTTCCACGCCATAGGGTCTGGGGCGAAGGCTGCAACCGTGGCGATCATGCTTGGTTGTGACGCCAAGAGGGCCGTCGAGCTTGCGTGCGAGGTGGACGACGGGTCAAGCCTGCCGCTTCAGGTGCTTACAATGTCTGGTAGTTGATGGCAACACGCCCGATGTCAGAGCAGGAGATGAGGGAGACAATCTCCCTCGTCGAAAGGTTCGGCGGAAACCTGACGGCAGCATCCAACGCCACAGGGATCCCACGGACCACGCTCGCTTCTAGGTACCAGAGGGCAACGTCTGTCCTTGGCGTGCCTGCAACGAATGGTACAGAAGATGCACCGAACGAGACTGCCGCCCTTCTGGACCAGATCTCGGAACTGAAGGCTGCCCTGAAGGTTGCGCGTGGCGCATCCCTCGACGACGAGTACGTCAAGAGGAAGATCGTCGGTCTGGCCGAGAGTATGGCGAACGTTGAGCCGCCGTCTTGGGCGCTCAATATGCCGAAGAAGGGGGCAGGGCTTCCGGGTGTGCCGTGCTCGATCTGGTCAGACTGGCACTGGGGCGAAGTCGTCGACCCCGGCCAGATCGGCGGCGTCAACGCGTTCGACCTGACCATTGCTCACGAGCGGGCCCGCAAGCTTGTGGAGCACACTATCTACCTCCTACGGCAGCACGTCGTCAACCCTGAGTTCCCGGGCATCGTCATCAACCTCGGTGGCGACATGCTCTCTGGCGACATCCACGAGGAGCTTTCGGAGACGAATCAGGTACCGATGATGCCTGCCGTCATCGACCTGTACGGCGTATTGATATGGTGCATCAGGACGATGGCGGACGAGTTTGGTGCCGTCTTTCTCCCGTGCGTGACCGGGAACCACGGCAGGATGACGAAGAAGCCGAGGGTCAAGAACAGGAACTTCACCAACTTCGACTGGCTCCTGTACCAGTTTTTGGCGAAGGCGTTCGAGAACGACAGCCGCGTCAGGTTCCTGATCCCTGATGGTCCTGATGCGTTCTACAGGGTCTACGGCCACAGGTACCTTCTGACACACGGCGACGAGTTCAGGGGTGGCGACGGGCAGATCGGAGCAATCGGACCGATCACCCGTGGGAACAAGCAGAAGCTTGCCAGAAACAGCGCCATCGACATGGACTACGACACCATGCTGCTTGGCCACTGGCACCAGTACATGCCGCTACACAGGCAGATCACGAACGGCACACTCAAGGGGTACGACGAGTGGGCGAACCGGAACAACTTCGGGTACGAGCCGCCGACTCAGGCGTTGTGGCTGACGCACCCTGAGCACGGAATTACGATCCAGATGCCGGTGTACCTCGACCAGCACGCGAAGCTTACGCAGTCTGGAGACTGGGTAAGCTGGAAGACACCTTAACACCAGCTTTGCATGGTAACACTACCCATGTTACCGTGCGGCACAGTGGTTATACTAGAACCATGCTGCATCTAGTATAACGCTACCGCCGTCAGGCGTCACCGTCGTTCATGTCGACACAGAACGTGGCGAACCCATAGCAAACATCTGTCGTGTCGCCTCGCCTGATAGAATCTCTCAATGCGGAGCGCGCCTCCCTCAGCAGTGACGCCACGTACTTTCTGCCGCGCGCCCTGATGATGACGTTCGGGACGGAAACCTTCGCCACAACCTCACACTCTCCAAACGGGCGTCCGATTGTCCAGAACGTCTGGGTAAATACCTGCCTCCGGCTCCACCGGCCACCCGGGCCGCTGTGCGAGAAATCTTTCAGGTGTGAGTCCTTCTCCATCAAAGCTTCTCTTTGATCCGTCTGGCGACCTCGAACATCGCCTCGTCTGCTGCGTCCGCCGCAAAACGTACCGCCTCACTGATCGTCTTGCCGCTGAAGAGTGCATAGTTGAACGCTGCAGAGTACACCATCTTGTACGTCTGCTCATCCAGCACGTTCGCGCCGGACAGAGCAGCAGCAGCCTCACCGAACTCAGGGATGTCTGGCATCGACAGCGCCCTGAGCTTCAGCCTCTCGATTAGCTCCTTGTGCATGTTCGCCTCAGTCACAGGCTCTGCCTCAATGCTCCACAGGTATTAGCCCACCACGCCTTCGGTGTCCCTTCGAGCCAGTATCCCCCAGAACTCATCCACCGGCAGCGCCACGGTTGCCTGTCCTGCTTGTACATCAGCATAGGCTCGTGTCCTTCGTCAGCCTGCTTCTTCGCCTGCTCCCACCACTCGTCGACGATTGCGGCGGTGACTCGGCTGGCGACCTTCACCTCGATGGAGAATCCGACGATCCCGACGAGGTCGCTGTCTCCGTCGTGCTGCCTGACACGGCGGGTCACCTTGCACCCCGTGACTTCGCTGAGGATCCTTGCCGCCTCACGCTCGCCACGTTTCCCTTTGTTACGCTGCATCAGGCCCATGTTCACGACGTCCAGTAAAGGAGATACCTGTGCATGTCATTCTCCCACCAAGCTCCCGGTGTCCCCTCTACCCAGTGGCCGTAGAGCCCACGCCACCGGCAACGCCACCGCCCCCTGTGTTGACGGTACATCAACACCGGCGATGAGTACGCATCGGCATTGCACAACGTCTCATCCCACCACTGGTCAACAAGCTCCTGCGTTACACGCCTTGCGACCCTGACACATATGTATGCACCATACGGTCCAAGAAGGATGCCATTCCTTTCTGTGTCGCGCTTCACGAACCTCTCAGTGACGCGCCTCATGACCTTTGCTGCCTCAAGCTCGAAGCGCTTTCTCTTTGATTGGCTCATTCGACCTCCACAAGCTTCCAGTTGCGCGCGACGTACCACACACCGGCCTTGATCCCGTCGCGCCCGACGATGCCGGATGCTACGCTGACAATTTCGTAGTCCCCATCCCGCTCGACAGCGAACAGGGCGCACCCTTCTTCTCCTCTGACTGCACCACCGTAACCAGTTGCCATTGCTACGCTCCGCCCACCTGTCGCCGACGCGTAACCTTGGTCTCCAACGACTAGTGCCGTGCCTCGTTCTCCAGTAGAAAAGGCAACGCCTTGGAGACCACCAGCGCTCGCATGGCCACGGCAGCCAATTGCGAAAGCCATTCCTTGGTTGCCAATCGATGATGCAGCGCCTTGGTCGCCTGTAGCGAATGCAATGCCTTTGTAACCAGTCGTAGACGCGACGCCTCGTTCTCCGGTGGAGAATGCAACGCCGCCATCGCCAGTCGCTGATGCTGCGCTTAAGTATCCAGCCGCATCAGCAACGCCTCTATCGCCAGTCTCTGATGCAATCTTTCGTCCCCAAATCGCGAATGCCACGCTTCGGGATTTAGAAACTGACTCCGACTGCGCACGACCAATCAACTTGTACTGAGCACTGGTATACGCTACAGACGCCGTCACAAGTTCGGCAACATCGATTTCTTTGGTTACCGTCATTGTGCGCGATGCTACCTCGCTATCATCAGCAGACCTAGACAGGTCGCCAGACTGCTGAACGACGGCGTAGCGCGACTTGTACGGCGGGTAGCACGAAAACACATCGAGAGGGTTCTCGAAGGCGTGGAAGCCGCTTTCACGCACCTTGACGGGACCGTCGTGCGTGTACGTCTTGCCGACCTCGAACTGCACGCCACGACATTTCAGGTCTAGGTCGAACCCTTTGTAACTGGTAATCACGCCTTTCACTTCGTCTCCTGCTCGGTTACATTCAGCGCCGCCGCCCACCACCTACGCATGGCGAACACCGTTACCGACGCTTCCGGGACTAGCCAGCGCGTGCCAGAGCGTCGCGCGCGCAGTCCGCGACCTTCTTCGCGTACTCTTCCCCGATCTGCGCCGAGATCACCCGCAGCGTCGAATACCGACCGGTCTCGTCCTGCCGCATCAGCAGCGCGACCGCGCAGCACAGCCGCTCCAGAGGATAGCGGCGCGTCCCGGTCGGCACCTTTCTCCCGCGCTTGTCCGTAGTCACGTCGATACACGATTTGTCGCACTCCATGGCAACCAACCAACTCAAAATGTCGGCACCGAACGCATATATGCCGACAGTTTGAGTTGCCTTAGTTGGTGCGGCGGGCAGGACTCGACACCTGCTCCCACGTCTGGCCAGTCGAGGTCCAGTGTTGGCGACCCGATAATTCGAGCCATACCTCATGATCGTGGCGTTCCCTCCACTACTCCCTCCGGGCGCGTCCCTCCGCGCTGCCGCCGCGTGTTCAGTTCACAATGTAGCTCTCACCGCCCCTCCGCGATGGCTCTATCAACTACCGCAGAGATTGTGCTGTCAGCGATGCTGAATACCTTCAGTCTGACCACGGCGTCATAAGACGGCGGGCCAGTAAAGCCAACGCTGGCGTTACGCTCAAGATGGCGCCACCGTTGCGCGTCCTTACTCAGCGCGCTAACTTCTTCGCGGAGGCGGTCGATCTCGTCGCGCGCAACATTGAGTTCGTCCTTCAGCTTCTTCAGCTCCTCCTGCATCATCTCACCGCACGAGATTGCGACCCGACGCGCTTCAATCCAGTGCTTCACGTCGGCCTTCAGGCGCACGATCTCCTTCGCGGCCTCGTCGCACAGTTCGCTGGCGCCGCGCATGATTTTCGGGAAGACTCCAGACCTGTACAAGAACACCGCGCCACGCGGGACGGCATCAAGCCTCTCAAGCAACTCAGACTGGTTCATGCCGCCACCTCACAGCAACCACACCACGAAGAAGAACGCAGCCACCAGAGCGATCACGACGATGGCGTCCGCAACTTCCGGCGGCGGAAGGTGACGCGCAGCCCTAACGATCCAGCGATTCTCTTCATCCATGTGACATTACTCCACGGAAATAGACCCGTCAATACGTGAAAGCACCGACATCAGTCCACCATCTGCCAGCGCACGCAACGTCTCGACGGCTTGGTTGTGCTCGTTGTGCAGGCGCAGCGTTTCCTCCGATTCTGCGCCAATTGTTGTGTGGAACATCAGCTTTCTGCTCTGCGAACTCAGGATTCGCTTTACCATCTTGATGGCTTCAGGCAGTGTAAACAGGTTGTTTACAGCGGCGTCGTTGAACGCCTCCGTTGCCTCCATCAGTTCGTCGCAACACCGGTCAGCCTTCATCCTGTCGATTGTCGACGAGATGCTTCGCCTCCGCGATGGCATACTGAATCCTCCTGTGTATCGGTGCCGTCGACCTGTTGATCTCGACCGACAGCGAAACATCCTCCAGAAGCGCCACAAGGACGCCGATCTGCCTACGAAGCTCGCTACAGGTTGGACACGTCGAGCGACATTGCAGCTTCGACTGCCGCTTTGTATAACTTGAGCTTTTCACCGACGACCTCCATCAGCCAAGGCGGGACGTCTTCGTGCTCTCCATCCTCGATGGCGCGCACGACTTTGGTCCCAACGTCGCTGAACATCGAAAGCATGGCATTCCAGCGCGGCTTATCCTCCCCATACACAGACGGGAAGTAGGCCTCAAGCCGGAAGTCTCCATCCCTCGACTCGGACAGGCTGTAAACCGCGACGCCATATTTGCCGTCACTTTCGGTTGCCTCCTTGCCAGCTTCGTCGATTGCCTTCTCCTTGTCGGAGGTGGCGCACACTAGGTACTGGTGTACGTTCGTCCACCCCCACATGTAAGCGACAACCACATAGGTCACTTTTTCTTCTCCTTCTTGACGGCCTTCCCGAGCAGGCCTAGTTTCTGCATGGTGCCGTACACGTACGCGTTGGCCCGGTCGCCAGTCAGGCCCTTCTTCTTGGCCTCACGCTTCAGTTTCATCTCCACTTCTTTCGGCATAGCTACCTCCTTCAGTCAAGTCGTTCGCGGAACTCGCGGCGCAGAGCGTCGCGGAGAAGGAACAGCATCCACTGCGCGTGCAGCCTCGACGGGTGTCTCCTACAGGCGCAAAACAGAACGAAGCGCCAGAACGCGATCCGCAAGATCAGGTAGGTTGCGTACAGTGGGTTGAACATGGCCATATTGCTCATCTGACACGTCATGTCAAGTGTGCAGGCGCCCATCAGACATCTCCTTGTGGGTATAGAACTCGGACAGGTTCTTGGTGATGCCGCAGATACTGCACTTCTTCATATTCCCTCCGTTCCATGGTCGAATGTCCGATTCGACCATCATCTCAGAACGGAGGACAATTAAAAGGGAGATCGTCGTCCATCTCAGCGATGCCGCCAGACGTGTCCACCGGCGATGCAGATGTTTTTTGCTCGACATCTTCACGCTTCGCTGTGCGCCCGATAAGCTGGATGCGCTCCGCAACGATCTCGGTTACGTCGCGCTCGTTGCCGCTCTTGTCTGTCCACTTGCGCGTACGAAGGCGACCCTCGATGTAGATGAGGTCGCCCTTCTTGGCATACTTTCCGACCACATCTGCGAGGCGGTCCCAAGCGACGACACGGTGCCACTCTGTATCTTCGTCGACCTTCGACTTCCTGAACGTCGTGGCCACGTTGAATGAAGCCACAGACGTCTCTGCCGAGAGGTGCTTCACCTCAGGATCTTTACCGATGCGGCCAAGTATGATGGCCCTATTCACGCTCGACATTACCACTCCTTTCGATGACAACACGCTTCTCCCACCGTCCACCGGTCGAGAACCGTTTCATGAACTCTTCGAACGACTCCCACGGCGGCAGAAGCTCCTTGATCGCTGCGTCCTTGTCCACTTGGTTGTTTTTCCAGTAGCGCCGTACAGTGACGCCTCCGCCGGTTGCACTTGTATCTCCGGCAAGCTCCTTCAGCTTCTGCTTGATTTGGTCCGCCTGAGCAGAAAGCTCCGCGATCTTGGCGTTCGTCTCAATCAGCGACGTCGCCAGCGACAGCCACAGGCTGTCGTCCCTAGTCACGCAGTCGGTCGGGCGGACTTTCTTGTTGACGTACTTCTCGAAGAATTCGTCCCACGCGCGCCGGATGTTGTCCCACCGCTTCTGGTCGGGCTTATACTCGATGAAAAGGCCACCACCCGGCGTCCACACGTAGAGGCCGACCCTGTCGGATCCGAACACCCTGTACTGGTGCTCAAGCTGTTCGGCGTACTGAGGCTCGATCTCGCCATTGAGCGCCTCCTTCCACGTCGACGACGCTGTGCCGCTGTATGGGCACTTGATGTCGACGATCCAGTTTTTCGAGTAGAAGTCCAGCGACGCCATATAGTCGCCACGGTACCCGACGATTGGATCGCCTGTTTCATTCAACACAAGCTCAAGCTCCGCGCGCGCCTTCGGCTCCATCTCCTTGCCGTACCTCATAGCGGCGTTCTCGCCGACCCCAACGCCGCTGACGAAGTAGTCGTACGCGTCGGTGATGGATCCGAAGCGGCTTGAGCCGGTGACCATCGGGGTCATCGATGCTGGCCTCTTCGTCCGCCTAAGCGTGTGCCACTCTTGCGACCCCTGCTCTACGTTCACGATCACTAGGTCGCTCACGCCACCCTCCACACCCTGATAATCTCGCCCATTTTGCGGATCGTGACGTTTATCCCGATGCGCTTGGCAACAGGGTAGATGCTCGCTTTCATCCTCGCCGGGACGTCGATGTACGTCCCGACCGTCATGTTACGCATCGCGTTGGCCAACCCGGGTACCCTCGTCCGCTTCTGCGGCGGGTTCGGGTCGCGCTTGATCTCGAAGATGATTTCCTCACTCATGGCTACTGCACCTTTGCCCGTGGAGTGTGCCCGATCTCTCTCGCCTTGTCGGCTAGCTTCTGCCGCATACGTGCCCACAGTTCGCGGTCACCAGCGTCCTTGCATGCGGAGAAGACGTACGACTTTGCCGACTCCCACTCGTCGCCAGTCGTGACGCCTTCGATGGTGTCCGACAGTGCGGACTCATCAACCTGCTTCGGAGACGCGACGACCGCTGGCGTGTGCGCGTCAGCGTCGTTGTCGCCCTCAGTCGGGATTGCGAACGTCTGGATAGCGAAGTACTTGTACGCCGCAGACATGGCTTTGTTTGTCGCCTTGTCGGCGGAGTCCATCGCCTCCCCGATAAACGGGCCAGCGACTATCTCGCTGCCGTCCTCGTGGATGATACGGTACTTCCCTTCCACTACGACGGAGAAGATGACGCCGCCATTCTTGGCAGCCTTCTCCGTGATTACACGGTTAGAGTACGACGGCACGACGACCACCTTGTACTTCGCATACAGAGACGACAGCGCATTCAGCACGTCGTCGATGCCACGGAACATGTACCCCTGCTGCGCGTTCCTGCGTTGCTTGGAGATGCCTTCCGCAGCGAGTTCACCGATGATCGCAGCTACCGCTTTGATGACACCTGACATCTTGCCCCCTTCGTTTTAGAACCCATCCGCCACAGAGCGGTGGCGGCACAAGACTACTACGTGTTGGACGGAGAATAGCACGCCCGTTGACAGGTGACAATAGATTTCGTGTCTGTTGCGTAAATACAACTACCGCATTCTTGGTATTGACAGCGAGAATTTTGTGGTATGCTTCACTCCACGTGGTCGGTGGGGTTCCCCCTAGCCGCCCCGGCTACGCAACGTAGCAACCGACCACGCCTTCACACTCTGGGGAAAGTGTGTGGCGCACTCCGCGCGTCAGAAGTGGGCCTGCATGGGCCGCTCGGAGCAGAACACCGACTCAGCGCTACGGTCGTTAAACAATTCGCAGCGGGGTGCAACTCCCATACGACTGCGGGCTAGGCTGTATACCGTGCTGGCCGGGGAGCGTACGAGCGTTGCGTGCGCCGATACACGGTTCTACAAAGGCGATCCCCTCTCCTACTCTCAACTTTCCGTTGGGGGGTAGGGGGGGCTGTCCTGCGATCCCCGTTATGGGGACAACGTAGCCACATGGGAGGGCGCAACCGCGCCCGGTTAGGGAGATTTTCATGTTATCTGATGCTACAAGGTCTGTTGAGGCTGAACAGGCACTACTTGGTTCTTTGATGCTTGATGGTGAATGTATCGACAGGGTAGAAGATGTTTCTGTTGAACACTTCTCCGTTGGTATCCACCGTCAGATTTACTCTGCCATCATCTGGCTTTACGAGAACTCCAAACCAACAGACATCGTGTCAGTCTTCGAAAGACTCAGGGAGACTGGTCACGATGTCGAGATGCAGTACCTGAACGACCTTGTTTCGTCTACACCCAGTTCTGCTGGTGTTGCCCGGTATGCAGAGGTCGTCAGGTCGAAGGCTCTTGAACGTGGTCTCGTAGCAGCAGGTTCAAGGATCATCGAGGTTGCGACGTCTGCCCTACCTACCGACGAGAAGCTCGACACTGCACAGTCCGAGATCGAGTCGGTTACGAGCAGGAGGGCTCGCCGTGTTGCTAGGCACATCGGCGACATCGCAACCGAGTCGGTCAAGACTGTCTCCGGCAGGTCTGAAGGGCGCGAGTCAGTCATCCGTACCGGAATCGCATCAGTAGACCGCGCCCTCTGTGGTGGCCTCCGTCGAGGAAACCTTGTCATCGTTGCTGCCAGACCTTCGGTCGGCAAGACCGCGTTCGCCCAGACCATCGGGATGTACGCTGCACGCGAACACTCGGTCATGATGCTTTCGATGGAGATGAGTTGCCGAGAGGTCGGCGACAGGGCGCTGGCCCAGATCGGCAGCATCCCGCTTGACTGGATCATGTCGCCAGACCAGAACGACGAGTACTGGTCGCGCCTTGTGGACGCGTCAGCCTTCTGCGGGCAACTGAAGTTCTACGTCGACGACCAGAGCGGACTGTCGATCTTCGACGTCAAGACGAAGGCGAGGGCGCACAAGAGGAGAGCAGGGCTCGATCTTCTGATCGTGGACTACCTCCAACTGATGGTCGGCAACCGCGAGAACAGGAACGCAGAGATCGAGGAGATCAGCCGAGGGTTGAAGGCGATTGCGAAGGAGCTTGACGTTGCGGTCGTAGCACTGTCGCAACTTAGCCGCAGGTGCGAAGAACGTAACAACAAGAGGCCGACACTCTCCGACCTCCGTGACTCTGGAGCCATCGAGCAGGATGCAGACATCGTGATGATGCTGTACGCTGAGGAGCGGTATAACGACGACCCGGAGTGGAAAGGAATCAGGGAGCTTCTCATCGAGAAGAACCGTCAAGGCGGGTTGTGCTCAATACCTCTCATGTACATTGGAAACCTGACGAAGTTCGCGCAACTTCAAGGCGAACTTCCGAAGCGTCGTAGCAGGAGGGACGATGAATACTTCTGACGAAGAGTACAGGCACCAGTGTGAGGTGCGCTTCTTTCTGAAGATGAAGGCTTCAGGGCAGATGAGGCGGGCACTAGCACTCATCGGAAGGGTGCTCGTAACACGAGGACAGGAGGCTGCAGACAGGATCAGGCGTGACGCGAACGAGCAGTGGGAAAAAGGCAACAGAGGCGAAGATGGGTGTTGGCTTTGACTACGTTCTGGTATTCTTGGCCAGCTTCGTGTTCGTTATGGTGAAGGCGTTTCAGCAACTGAACGTGCAGCACGACAAGTTCGCTTGGGTCGTACCTACATCTATGTCGATGGCCGTGTGCGAGGTCTTCGTGATAGCAAACGTCGCACACAACGGTTGGGGCTGGATCGTTATCCCTACAGGCCTTGGTAGCGGTCTAGGGTGCATAGTTGCAATGGTGATCCACAGGAGGCTTCGTGGTTAAGCGAACGTACGTCGAGGTTCCGGTCGGGTTATCCGTCGTTGGTTGCGCGCCGAATAGCCCGTTGGTCGTAGGCATTACTGGCACAGCAGGATCAGGAAAGACTACTGCTGCACGCATCATGTGCGACAGGTACGACTTCTCAAGAGTCAGGGTCGCAGAACCGATCAAGAGGATGGCGCGCGCACTCGGGCTTACGCACGATCAGGTTGACGGTCCTCTGAAGGACATTCCTCTCGACGAACTGTGCGGCAAGACTCCACGGTACGTGATGCAGACACTCGGTACCGAGTGGGGCCGCAGGATGGTAGGGGAGGACATCTGGGTCAGGGTAGCCGAGAAGGAGATCAGGAGGCTGGTGTCGAACGGAGTCTCGGTCGTTGTCGACGACGTCAGGTTCCCTGATGAGGCTGCGATGATCAAGAAGCTCGGTGGCTCGATGGTGCGTATCGAGAACCCAGTTGTCACACAATCAACCGCGCACGAGAGTGAGCGGCACATTTTCAACATCGAGGTCGACTACATCATAGTAAACGGCGGATCTATTGCCGACCTCGGTCTCAGTGTCGAGGGCGTCGTGTCCTCGCTATTCACAATGGGGGTGCCATGATCCTGAAAGAGGGAGTTGCTGAGGTCGGTTCTGTCGACAACCCGAAGGAATCTGTCCTTCGAACTCTACGCAACGGCCTCGAGTTCGCCGAGAAGTGCGAAGCTCCGGTTGCGTTCGTCATCGTTGCTGAGAGTGCCGGAAACGAGAACGCGAACCTGTCGTTCATCGGGACCACGATGTCACCGGAGCAGATGTACTTTGCCCTTCCGGGCGCTGTAAAGGTCGTCATGGAGACAATCGTCGACAGCGAGGTGAAAGGTGGGGAGGCGAAGAACTGAGGTTGAGTTCGGCCTATACGTCCACAAGTCTGGCAGGCCTAGGTACATCGTCGACATCAGGCCTCCATTCGTCCTGTACTCGAAGGGTGGCGACAGAATGTACGCGTGCAGGCTGAAGACGTTCAAGCGGTGGATGAGGGGCTCAAGCCATGTCAAGCTCGACTCTGTACCGGAATTTTGTCTTGAGGGATGACGCTGTATGGGGGCGAGCGAAGGCGTTCATCGAAGCGAACAGGAAATCAGTCCTGCTTTCTGTAACGGTATCTGAGGCGTCGAAGCCTAGGACGCGCGACCAGAACGACTACGCCAGAGCACTCGTCCGCGAGGTTGCGTCGAACGCGTGGGTTGGAGGTAGGCAGTTTTCTGCTGACGCTTGGTGGGAGTTCTTCGCCCGAGAGTTTGGCCCGTGCGACGAGGTCGAGCTTCCAAACGGAGAGGTAGTGAAGCGTAGGCGGTCGACAACCGAGATGTCGGCTAAGGCGTTCTCGGAATTCATCGATGCGATCCGCGAGTACGCGGCAGATACGCTTGGTCTGGAGTTAACGATATGAGGTACCCGTCACTGAAGTTTGCTGCTGAGGACGAAAGCTGCATCTCGTGTGGAGCGCGCGATGGAACGGTCGTTCTTGCACACAGGAACGAGGGGAAGGGCATGGGGATCAAGGCACCAGACTATTGGGCCCTTGACCTGTGTGCATCGTGCCACCGTGAGTACGACCAAGGGTCGAAGATGTCGCGCGAGGAGAAGAGGGCTTGGTTCAATGCGCTCTACCCGAAGCAGGTTGAGCGTTGGGTAAAGAAGGGTCTGATGGTGATCGCGTAGGTGGGCTTGTGCGTTGCCTGAAGTGCGACAGCGAAACTTCGGTAGTCGACTCTCGTGACATCGTCGGTGGCCGCAGGCGCAGGAGGGAGTGCAAGCTGTGCGGGTACAGGTTCACGACGGTCGAGGTCGCGTCAGCGTCGCTTGAGACGTCGGCGGTCAGCAGGATCAAGCGGTGGAGGGAGAACGCGAACGCGACCCTAGAGGAGCTTGATGCTATCCTAGAGGAGGAGTCTGGTTTCAGGTGGGGCGTTGGTGATGGATAGGATAAAGGACGCCGACGACGCGCAGAAATACCTAGCCATCGCCTACAACGACCCTCTGGCGCAAGTCGACTCGGTCGCGAGGGTATGGGGGGCGCACCAGATCGGGTACCGTGGTGTCAAGTGGTACCCTGACGCAGACTCTACATGCAGGGACGCGTCGTCAAGCGTCCAGTGGGAGACTCCCGACGAGATCCACGACCGCAGGGAGCGGGAGCATTGGGTAGACGCTTTCGACGGTGCGATAGAAGACCTGCGTGACGACCTTGAGAAGGCGGTCCTGTGGGCCGTGTACGCGAACGAAGTAGGTTCGCCTGTATGGAAGCGCGGGCCATTCAGCAAGATGCCGCGCGAAAAAGTGAAGGCGCTCCTTAGGAGCGCCCTCCGAAACATCTCGCCGCCACTAAGGCGGCGTGGTGTGGACGTCTAGAGGCGGGTCGGGAACACGGGGACGACGCCCTCCTTGACGTACACTCCGATTGCATCTGGCGCGATGCGCCCGTAGTACCGACCTCCGCCGTTCGATACGAGTGCCGCCTCGACGTCGTCGTTCGTCGAGATCACGCCGACAAGGCTGAACCCCTCTGGCTTGTCGACGTACGGGATAGCCTTCACAAGCGACTTCACGACACGGGCACTCGACAGGTCGTCCTGCCAGACGGGCATCGGCGACCTGTTCTTGGCGGCGTAGATTGCCGAAGCTTTCCGGTTACTATCGGTGATGGTTTCGATGTCACGCATTGCTTCTCCTTTCATTCAGCCGGTTGGTTTGGTTTCATGCTGCCGACGCGATACGGTACTGCATCGACCGAACTTCGCGCGACTCGGCAGCGTACACGTCCTCGAGGATCTCGCGCTGGTACTCGATCCAGTCGTCATCCTCGGTACGCATCTCGCACGCGCCACCGAGAGGGCGGTGCGGGAACCTGTAAGCAGGACACCTGCAGACGCGTTTCATGGTGACCTCCTAGTGGATGGAGTACACGGTCTTGACCTTCTTGGCGTAGCCGCCGACGTCACCGAGGATTCGCCTGATCGACTCGGCGGTCACTGGGATGTCCATCTCCTGAACCGAGACGTAATCCTCCCCAATACTCTTGGCGACCTCGATTGCCTCGGACTTTCGCAGTTTGCAGTCGACGTCCTTTCCAAGGTGACTGACAACGTAGAACTTCATTACTAGTCTCCCTTCTGAATGGGGCCGGGTTTCCCCGGCCCGTTGGTTCAGGAAACCGCCTCAACAAGAGCATCGGCGGCGCGCGACTTGATCTCGTCACCCCTGCCGAACCATGCGGAGTCGAGGCGCGTATCGTTCCGACCCATGACGTGGTCGACGTACCAAGTGACGGAGTTAAGCAGACCCCACGCGGTGCCTTTCGCCTCAGGCAACGTGGCCATCGGCTCATCACCGTCGAAGAGGGCGAGGATCTTCTTGAACGACCGCGTCTCCTCGATGGGCTTGTTGTTCGGGTGCGGCAGAATCTTGGCGAGGAAGTCCTTGGCGAACGACCGGTCAACCTTGGACTCTGCAAGCAGGCGCGCGTTGATTAGGAACCGATCCCACGCGTCGTGCACGATGCCGAGCTTGCGGCGCACCTCGTCGATATCTAGGTGCTCGTAGTGGTTGACCTTGACGCAGTCGACGACTGCGCCGCCAGTTTTCGACGCCTCCGACACCGCCATGCGGAGCGTGTTGTTGCACACGACCCGCACAGAAGTGAACCTGAACGTCGACGCCATCGTGCCGTCGTACGACGTGGCGGCGAGGATATACGGGCGCACGATATCATGCCCGATAACTGGCGCTCCATCGTTAACTCGGGCGAGCGCCCAAATCTTGCGGCCACCGAGCATGGCCCCGGCGACCTCCATGCGGAACCCGGCGCGGTGGACCATGTCCCGCATGAACTGCAGAATCTGGTGGGGCTGGACGACCTTGTAGTCGTCCGAAACGATGGAGAGGAAGCCGCCAGTGTCGCTCCGGTAGAGCGCCACCCGGTTCGGTACGACCCTCATGTTGCCGCCGCTTACAGGCCCGTAAGCGACCTCAGAACTGAGCGCCGACCAAGCGAGTCCGGCCTTGTCGCGCCAGACTTCGATTGGCGAATCGGAATCAATCTGCGCCCCGAACCGGTGCCACGGTGCGGCACCGGCGAATGCGATGGCCGGTCGGCCAGCAGTGAAGTCCAGATCGTGTGACACTGTTCCCCCCTTTTTAGGCGACCTGCGACAACCGCAGGCCCATGCAGTTGACCAAGAAATACTGCGGGTTGAAGTCTCCCCACTCGGCAGCCTTCGGCCCGAGCAGGGCCCCCTTCTTCGCGACGTTGTCGTACACCGCGAAGCAGTCTTGGGAAAACCGTTCGCACAACGCCGCCGCCTCCTCTGGCGACGGTTCACGGCTGATCTCGCAGATGAGAGTCGGCTCCGTGTCCGACTCTGCGAAGCAGATGCCAGCCGGGTGAAGTCCCATATTGGTCATCGTCTCGATGACTTCGTGCGGGTAGACGTCGCCACCCTTGTTGGTGACGAGCCCAAAATTGATCTTGATCATCCTAGCCCTCCAGCTTCACGGTAACGTACAGCGGCTCGAATGCGAATTCTTGTTCTGCAGCGCGAGCCGCAGCCACTGCAGAATGAGACCACTTGACCGTCTCATACTCGGTCACGCCGTTCGAGACGGTGACGCGAAACTTTTTTTTCGGCTTGGGTGGCGAAACCCAAGCCTTGAGAATCTCGTCGAAGACATATTCGCACTGTTTCATTTTCTCAACCATCAAGTTGCTGACCATCATGGCAGGTAGCGTGACTCTCGTACATCCCGCGTTCACGCTATCACGCGGTCCACCAGTCGACGCCGCAAGCTTTTGAATTAACCGCCATTCGGCGGATGCGGTCACGCTCCTTGAACGGGAGCGTGGCCAGAAGCCTGTAGTTGCTGGCCACCCGGACCGCCGGGACGCGGCCCGTCCAGCTTTGGGCGTATACGTCCCACACGTTCACCTCGCTGGTCCGTGGAAAAAATTTGGTTTTGGTGGTCATGGCTCGTCTCCTTTCTGATGGCTACTCGATTGTTTGCCACCCGGCAGTCCGACGCCGCCGCCCGGGCGTGTTGTTCCAGCGATCCTGCCGTTTGGCAGGACAATCACTGCGAATGCTGCGAAGACTTCCATGCTTTCATCCTCACCCCTGAGTCACCGAGGCGCGGTTGACAGCACCGCGCTGTTGATGGGCGCACTATGCACAAGTCAGATGTCAGTTGTCAACCACTCACATTCGTTTGTTGCACAAAAGCGACACCAAAACGCGGTATTGCGAACTTTCCGTTTCTGTGGTAGTCTGAATCCCGGGGCGAAGTGCGCCCTCACGATTCGTAGCGGCCCGGTGTTCGGGCCGTTTGTTTTTCTGGTCCGCTAGGTCGGAGACAACAACGTGCAAGACGTTCTGGATGCGGTCCTGATTATCGAAGCTGTAATCCTTGGGTTGTTCGTTCTGTTGCTCGCGGGCTGCCATATCTGGGCATGGGTCGGCTGGAAGTTGAGCCAGCGTCATACGTTTTGCGACATCGACCCACGCTGCCACGTTGCATTTGCGTGGGACAAAGACGGTAACGGATGGATTAGTAACCATCTTGTACTGCCTGCGGCCACGCCGCACAAAGAACCGTCGAACCCGTTCGCCAGACTGCAGACGGTCGGACGCCCCACGTCACGGGGCCCTATCGCGGGGTAGCTCAGTGGTAAGAGCGGACGGCTCATAACCGTCAGGCCGTGGGTTCGAATCCCACCCCCGCAACCAACCGATAGGATGAAGCTATGGCGAATGAAACTCTGATTGCAATTCTGCTGGTTGCTGTTGTCGCGGCGATGATGGTTTGGTCGTTCTTATCTGACGGGGGCGACGATGAGTAGCAGGAGCATATACGACCTGTTGCCTAACGTCGCAGATGCGGCGCAGCTGTGGCTAGACGACTGTGCTGCTAACAAGCTCGACGTCATCATCACATGCACATACAGGTCGCCAGAGGAGCAGGACGAGTTGTTCGCCATCGGCAGGACGAAACCCGGTCGGATCGTCACGAACGCGCGCGGTTGGGAAAGCTGGCACCAGTACCGCCGAGCCATCGACTTTGTGCCTGTGCGCGCAGGGAAACCTGTGTGGGGTACGCTTGGTGACGACTGGGCGCTGTGGGAAGCGATTGGCCAACTTGCTGAGGCGCGCGGTTTTGAATGGGCGGCACGGTGGCGCGAAATGAGGGAGTACGCCCACATTCAGATCACCGGCGGGCTCACGATTGCAGAGGCGCGCGATCAGGTTTTCGGAAGGTGCGGATAGAGGAGATGGGACAAATGAATGAACCAAGCGGCGGCATCGACCCCGGTCTGACGGCGAAGGGAGTCGCAATCGCCGCCTCTGCGGTCGGTGCGGCGGTGATGGCGGCGACGAAGCCGCCTGAGAGTCGGATGCAACTCCTTCGGTACGGGATCGTTTCAATCGGTTCTGGGTTCCTGTTTGCCGAACTTGTTGCAGAGGTTGCTTCGCACTACCTCGGTATCCCGGCCACCAAGCTTGTGCTGCCTGCAGGTGGACTTGTTGGCGCAGTAGCTTGGGGAGTGTGGGGCTACGCGCGCCACATTCTTGATCAAGTGTCGTCGTCGGACGAAGGTTTGATCCCCGCGATCAAGAAGGCGATCTTCGGATGATTCCGTTTCTGCCTTCGTTCGGCATTACGGCATGGATGAGAATCCTGACGTACGCCGCAGTTGCGTTGTCGATTTTCATTGCCGGCAGGGCGTTCGGTATCTGGCAAGAGCGGAACGCGTGGCTCGCGCGCGAAAAGATCAGGATCGAAGCGGAAGCTGAGGCGAAAAGAACAGAAGCGATCCTGTACGCGAGGAACTCTGAAGCCGTTGCGGAGTTGGCAAAGTCGGCAGCGGTCGAGACGGAGAAAATCAAAGTTGTTACTTCGGTTATCAGGGAAAGGGTCGAAGTCTATGTACCGAGCGATACTCCTGACTTGCCTGCTGGTTGGCGCGTGCTGCACGACGCCGCAGCCACTGGTCGTGAACCAGATCCCTCCGCCGCCGCAGGATCTGATGCGGCCACCGTCCCAGTTAAAGACGCTGCCGAAACAGTCGCCGAAAACTACGGATCCTGCCGAGAAGACCAAGAGCGGCTGAGGCTGCTGCAGCAGTACGTGAGGGACGTAGTCCTAGGCGGAAAAGATGTTGGTCAACCCACAAACGACTAGGTACTACGCTGAGGCGATCAAGAGCGCTGCTACCAAAAATGGATCGCCCGTCTATGTTTACTCGTGCGGCGGAGCAAAGTTTCACTGCTCACCAAAAGAAGTTGTTTCGCTTGCGCCGTTTCTGATCGGAGTCTACGACGCAGATGTTCCAGTCAGTTGGATTGAAGTTGATCTGTATGACTTCGTCTCAGGAAGCTACTACCGGCGTGATGACCGCAGATCAGGTGGAGGCGGTGGTTGGGCTCGCATTGCGGAACTGTTGCAAGTGTGATGAGTGCATGGACAACCTGATCGACGACCTGAACGACACTATCGGGGGGTGGCGGTTTGAAATGTTGTACGGCGGCATCATCAAGTTCACGAACATCACGCAATGAGTTATGAAGAGTACCTTGATGCCGTCGGTTGTATCTGGCTTACTCTCGTGTTCGTTTCGCTGCTGCTTGTGTTCTCATGATCCGCCTGCTCCTTGCCGCTGCGTTCCTGTTGCCGCTATCGGCTGCAGCGTCGGAGGTGGTGCTGCACCTTGGCAGCAGGCACGGTGACCGGATCAGGGGCGACGGTGAGCCGTACGTCGAGAAAAATCCGGGCGTAGGCGTCAAACTCGGCAACGCGCAGTTCGGTATCTACCGCAACTCGTGGGGCAAGGGCAGCACGTACGCGCTGGTTGACCTTGAGCCGGTCAGGTTTGGGCCCGCAAGCGTCGGCGTCTTCGTCGGCGCAGCGACCGGGTATCCCGATAGGGCGATCATGCCTGCTGCGGGGGTCGTGTGCCGGTTCAGGGTCGGTGGCGCGTCGGTGACGTTGAGGGCGCTGCCGCCGTTAGGTGGATCGTCAGGAGTCGCTGCTGTCGAGGTCGGTTGGAGATTCAGATGAAACTGATCCAGCAGGTCGGCGCGCTTGTTGTGTTTCTGGTCTCGACGTTCGCGGTCCTTGCCTACTCCGACGAGATCACGGTCGAGTTTGAAAAAGGAACTGCCGTCGTAAACCTGCGGACACTACGGGTTGTGCCTCTGCCTGACGGTGATACAGCATATGGCGCTAATGCCGTGCTGTTGTGGAAGGACGGCCGGAAGCTCGCCGTCACGGTCTACATCACTGGGCGCGCAGGTTGTGGGCGCAAGCCGCACATCCTGTACCTCACCGAGTATGGCAATGACGAGGTGGCGGTTGCAGTCGTAGCGCAACCCGGCAGTCCAGACGAGCGGGTTGCCGAAGCGATCTGCGGTGCGGTTGGTAAGGCGAAGGAGACGGCGGATCAGAACAGGGCCGTCTAGGCGAAAAAAAGCCCGCCGGTTGGCGGGCTGTTGGTGGTGGAGTAGGCCTACCGGTTGCGGTAGTCGTAGGCCTTGGCTGCTAACGCTGCATTGATCGCCTTTTTCCATTCGGAGGGGGTTATCCCCCAACTACTGCACTCGTACTGGTTGTGCGGGTGTTGGATCGCTCGCACCATTTCGCTGACTGTTCTGTTCTTGTAGCAGTAGTCCGAGAACCGTTCCCATTGCTTGATTGGAAACGGCTTCGGGGCAATTCCGATGTTGACGATCTCGGAATACTCTTCTTTGGTGATGGTTTTCATACCCTAGCCTACAGCCCCTGACTCCCCGGGGCGCGGGCGGCAGAACATCTGCCAGTGGTGAGCAATGTAGCGCGGTGCAGCAGAAAAGTCAAGACATATGACAGCGTGACATGTAACAACGGAGGGTGGCGTGATCGAGGTCATCATCGCGGCGGCGACGGCAACGGCGGTTCCAGAAAAGTGGCCATTGTGGCCTGAATTCTGGTCAAGGTATGAGGCGCACGCTGCGGTGTATCAGGCGGAGAAGAGGAAGAAAGATGCTGCCAAGCGGATGGAGGATCAACGTCGAGGAGACGGTGGCCGGGGAAATAAGGCTACTGATCGAGTCACCAAGTAGCGGCGGAGCGGTATTTACGGTTCCCGCATGTTCTGCAAGGGGTGAAATTCTCCGCAAGTTGGCGGCGGAAATTAGGAAAGAGGATGGCGCAACAGAAACCGAAACACCGGCCCGGCCGTAGACCAATCGACTGGGATCCGATTGAAGTCGAGTACCGGATGGGGCGGCTCACGTTGGCCGCTCTGGAGGCGAAATATGGTGTCTCGGCCACGAACATCAGTCGCCACATGCGCAAGAACGGGATCGTGCGCGACCTGACGGACTCGGTAAGGCTCGCGACGCGGGCGAAGATCATCGAACGCGAGTACAACAGGCGGCTGGAGAGTGCAACAGGGTTCGCGAAGAACGCGGTCGAGGCGGCGGCGGAAGTCGTGGCGGACGTGGTCGAGCGTCACAAGTCTTCGATGCTGCAACTGCGGGAAATTTGGACGACGCTTGTCAGCGAGTTGATGAGTCTGTCGGTCGCGAAGCGGAAAGGGCTCACGAAGGAGCGGTTGATCCAGATCGGGGCGGACGCTGGACTCGACGAAGAGGAAGTACGCGCAGCAGTCGAGGCGGCGACGATGCAGTCGAGGATCGGTGCGGTGGACAAGCTCGCGAACGTGCTTGCGAAACTCGTACCACTGGAAAGAAAGACGTACGGGTTGGACGAAGACGGCGCAGAAAACGAGTGGGAGACGAAATGGAGATTGCTCGCCGAACAGTACGACGCGGAGTTGACGCAATCCACGCAGGGATCGCAAGGGTGAACCTTGCGAACGACCTGTTCGACGCTCCGCTGAAACGTCGTAGTCACTTGCCAGACGCGGTTGCAGTCGCGGTCGCAGCGTTCTTGGCCGTGATGCTTTGGTGGGCGTTGTGCATCTGACGTGCCTTGCTCTTGTTGTCGTGCTACATGCGGCGGTGATCTTGGCGTTGCTTTGGAACCCTGTTGAGACCGTGCAGCAGAAGAAGAGGGTGCAACAGGTCGCAATCATCGATGGAACCGACCTGAAGTTCGCCGTTGCAGGCGGCAGAGGGCTCGGTTGCGATGAAAGCTACTTCGGCGTAGGCCTCAAGGTGCGGTGGGACGGGACGGTGATCGAGGTAGCTCCCGGCGGGCCCGCTGAGAAGGCAGGGATCGTTGTCGGCGACGTAATACACAAGCCTTGGTACGACGAGTACGAGGGTGGGCTGTACGTCGTGCGTGTAGTCCGTGGAAACGAAACGGTGCGTTTCAAAATGAAGCGCGAACGAATCTGTTTGGTGGCGAATGGACGGGCCGGGTGAACGTGTGACACTTGACACCGCCGACGTCGTAGGGCGCGGTGCGAAGGACTACCGGTTCTACGCGTACGTTTTCCAGCGTGTGCTTTCGAAGAACGGCGAGCTTGTGCCGTTCAAGCTCAACCGGGCCCAGTTGCACGTCCACGAGTTGATCGAGCGTCAACTGAAAGAAAAGGGGTGGGTCCGCGCGATCATCCTGAAGGGTCGGCAGCAGGGCATCTCGACTTACATTCAAGGCCGACTCAACTGGCGGTTGAAGCACCGCGCGGGGGCCAAAGCGTACGTCGTAGCTCACGAGCAGCGGGCGAGCGACAACCTGTACGCGATGGCGATCAGGTTCCACGAGCACACGCCGCCGGAGTTTCGTCCGTCGACTGGTGCTGCGAACGCGAAGGAGCTTTGGTTCGATTTGCTCGACAGTCGGTATGAAGTGGCGACTGCGGGAACTCGAGAGACTGGGCGGTCGGGGACGGCGCAGTACCTGCACGCGTCAGAGTACGCGTACTGGCCGACGCCAGAAGCGCACTGGGCTGGCCTCGGGCAGACGGTGCCGCTGTTGCCGAATACCGAAGTGATCGTCGAGTCGACTGCGAACGGCGTGAACAATGATTTCTATCGCAGGTGGAAGGCGGCGATCAACGGGACGAGCGACTACTTGCCGATCTTTATCCCGTGGTTCTGGCAGACGGAGTACACGCTCCCGGTGCCGGACGGTTGGACGCGGACGCCAGAGGAGGACCAGCTTATCGAGGTCTACGGCGACAAGGGGCTCACTGACGAGCACCTAGTCTGGCGCAGATGGAAAATCGCCAACGACTTCGACGGCGACGTCAACAGGTTCCATTCCGAATACCCGTGCAACTGGCAGGAAGCTTTCGTCTCGGATGTTCGAGATTCGTTCATTCCGGGAAGCTTGGTCGTGCGTGCGCAGGCGATGCAATCCGTCGTGCCGTCGGGCCCGATGGTCGTAGGCGTAGACCCTGCGCGGTACGGTGACGACCGGACTGCAATCGTGGTCCGTCAAGGCCGCAAGGTCAGGGCGGTCAAGACGTACTCGAAGCGGGGGACGATGGAAGTTGCTGGCATCGTGGCCCGGTTCATCGAGGCGCACAATCCTGACGCCGTATTTATCGACGTGATCGGCATCGGCTCAGGCGTGTACGACCGGTTGTGCGAACTCGGGTACGGCGCACAAGATGACGAGTCCAAGAACGTTGTGTTCGCGGTGAACGCCGCGGAGACTGCAATCGAGAACGACAAGTACGTCAACCGCCGCGCAGAAATGTGGGGCGAGATGAAACGTTGGCTCGAAGAGTTCCCGTGCTCGCTGCCGCAGTCGGACGAAATCCTCGCAGACCTGACTGCGCC